TTGTATAATCTTGTATTGATATGAGTAATATTTCTTCAGCAGCAGATTCTACATCAGGGAATCCATTCTCTGACTTGACCTCAATATCAAGAGTGGTCAATTTGATCTTACTGATATCAAACTTAATTTCTGGTTCTGGATACATCTCCGAGATGTATTGGTAAATATATCTGTCATTTCCATAGATATCAAAATTCTGTACACCATCATATTTCTTAAAAAACTCACGACAATCACGAACTGAACCGGGATTGATTGGTTCAACAGACTCACCTGTAAGAGTTTTATACTTCGTCTTCTTTTTTGCAGGAACAAAAAGAGTAGGAGAAAAAGTCTCTCGCGTCATGAAATGTTTACCATTCTCATAACCACGAACTAAAAAATTATTTCCAACTAATTGAACATTAGTATAGAATCTCATCAGGCAATCAACTCAACGTACTCAGATAGTATAGCAGGTGTTGGAGTAACTATGGTAAGAATACTATCAGAATGTATCATCATATCAGTTTGTGATGTAAAGTCTAACCATGTTTCTAATTTATATTCATCAGAAGATACAACCATTTTGTATGGTCTGATCAACTTACAATCAGGGCCACCAAGTTCTGTATCAACTTCCATAATCTGTGATATTATGATATCACCATTCTTAAGTAACAGACATTTAATAATCTGATCCATTTACCTTCTCCTCATACATTTTCTTTATACTTGCGACTGGTTCAACTAAAGTAACCACTTGATTCACTGATACAGGAATATCATCCTCATCAGATATCAGTATCCAATTCGCAAGAGTCACTTCAACTGAAGATTGATCTTTACTTTCAGATAATACGATCTGATTATTTAGAATCACCTTTTGGGGTTTGTGAAATAAGTATGCGATTGGTTTATCTTCAGATACAATCTCTTTCATATCTGCAACAATTTGATCACCTGATTGCAACACTGCAACTTTAATTGACATAATAAATTATCTCCTCACTTAATTATAGCATAAAAAAAGGGATCGTCAAGATCCCTAAGTTCCATCTCGAACTCAATATATTTAGAGATAGTTTTTACGAGCATGATGCTCTGGAACTACCTTACCCAACTTAACGGTAAGAAGTCCATCTTTGAATTGAACCTCTCTGACTTCAACATCGTCTGAAAGTGCCCACTCTCTTGTGAAAGATCTCTGAGCCAATCCCTGATGGACATACTCGGATCCTGTCTCCTTAGTTTCTTTCTGTCCTTCGACAACAAGTTTTCCATATTCAGTGTAAACCTTTAGTTCTTTTTTGCCAAATCCTGCGAGAGCAATCTCAAGCACAGACTCAACATTATTTACATGAATTAAATTGTAGGGTGGATAATTTGTTGTGGTTTCAAAAGAATTAAAAAAGCGGTCAAGGTAATCATCCATACCAATCCCGTTCTTTGAAATTATTTTCATCAACTCTGGTAAGTTTGCAGAGTGATATCTTTGTAGTGAAGTCATAATGTCCTCCAATAAGCGACTTTGTTAATTGAACCCTTTCGGCATTCATCTATATTTATAGCACAAGACATAAAAAAGGGGGATGTTGTATCCCCTACAAATTTATTCAGTTACCTCTACCTTTTTCTTTTTACTACCAATATTATATTTTGTTTCTAATATCCAGTCTCCTTTATCTTTGTAAGATAAAACTTTTATCTGATTAAGTGGTGCTACATCTTGTATTGATTCTTCACTCACAATACCAACAAGTCCCCAGTCTACTAATAGTTGTGCGATACGATTTCTTCTCTGTACATCATTAGATGTAAGATTTGCATGCTTACCATCTAACGCAAATAATTCTTTGAAGTGTACTAAAAAATATCTTCCCTGTTTATGAAGAATATGACAGGATTGATATATTTTCTTTTCCTTCCTTGACGCGACACCAATACGAGTTAATGTTTCTCTTACCTTGAGAAAATCATCTGGTTCATTTAATGTGACCTCAACCATCTGGTTCGGATCCCAATTCACTTCAGGTTCACGAAGAACGCTCATTGTCTTCCTCCAATATCAAGTTTAGATTTAATAAAGTTCAGTTGTTCTTTTGTAAGAATCTTTAGAATCTGTTCCGCTTTCGCATTACTACATTCATAGTATGTTTTGACACTATCAAGATTTTTGATTTTGTCTTTACGCAACCAAGGAGAAAACCTTTTTTTCTTCCTCACTATATGTATAAAAAAGTCATGTTGCATCTTCTCTGGTAGAGATGGATATTTATTCATCTCGTTTGCAAACATCACTGTATCAAGATGTCCTGATAAACATTTATTAATAACGAAAGGAATATATTCTTTTTCTAACGATGGATCTTCATCAATCATGTTCTTCTTATTAAGGTTGATTGAGTTCAACCAGTCTTTCAGTTCAGCCATTATCAATAATATAAGAGGGTGGTATGTGATGGTCATTCCAATGACGAATGTTACCACCAACAATAAAACAGTTTGTAACTATGAGTTGAAGGAAGATAAAGGTTCTTATCATCGCTACATAATCTGCTTCCTTATCGTTCTTGCCAGATTTATCACCTAATGCTTTCGCCCATATTCTCCAAAGTTTATTCATACTTTAGATGCCTTGATCTTTTTGACGATTAAAAAATTCTTTCATTGATGATTGCATTTGTCCCTCATTTTCTTTTGGGTCAAATTTATTATATCCTTTCATCTTTTTCCAATTACTATAAAGTGCTTGAAGATGCCATGATTGAGATAAACTCTTAGGGCCATTTTCAAGTAGTTCAATTTCCATTTTGTTTCTGGCAAAAGATTTGTATTCTTCTCTCCAGTTGGAGTCATCATAAAGTGGTGTTGTCATTATCCGTATGTAAAAGTTTTTCCTTTGATTTGTGATTGACCTTCTGGGTTTTTACCCTGTGGTTTGAATTTACCTAAACCAACTCTTTTAGTTGATCTTAAAGGTCTCTTATCCTTTGGTTTCGTGCCTAGTCCACCTTTTCTTGTTGCTGATAGTGTACCAGTTTTTTTCGTTTGTGTCAATACGGAGTCCTGTCCATACTTTTTACCAAGTGCTTTAACTGTCTTCTTAAACTTTCTCTTCCCCATCTTACCTGATGAGACAACATGACTTCTCTCTTTTACTTTTCTTTCTTTACCATCATCACCTTTCTCCATGTAAGATCCAGTGACTTTTGTAGCACCTCCTAATCCTCTACCACGAATATCTTTATCTAATTGTTTAGCTCTTGCACGATTTTCTTTAGCAGACTTATCACCTCTTGATGCAGACATCATGGCTATTCCACCTTTATCTGACTTGCTTTTTATCCTAGAAAGACTACTCTCGTCTAAAAACTCTTTAAAGGTTTTCATTATCTCTGACAGTTTTAAGTATTTATTATCGAATGATTTGTATATCATGATCTTCTGTCCAAAGTTCAACTTTATCTCTGAATCTACCTTCTGTCTTTAATTTCTCATATCTTTTACCTGCTTTCTTTTTCCACCATGAAATAATGTTCTCAAGATAAAACTTATCCCAATTTTGTCCACGAATTAATTTATCTTGTTCTCCTAATATGACTTCACGAACATTTGAATAACCATAATCAGATATGTATGCTCTCTTCTGTTGAGTTAGTCCAAATGCCATTTTAATAACTTTATTAAAAGTATCTAACTTTTGTTTATCTTGAAGACTATTTCTAATAATAGAAATCATTTTAGTTTGTCTCTTCATCTTTTTAGATGATGCACGATTCTCAGTTAAAGGTTGGTTATCATTCCATTCTGTAAATGCGTTATGAAGTTCATGAAACTTTTCTCTATGAAGTAAAGGAAGAAATTTACTATCAGTTAATCCTTTATATCTAATAAAAGGTTTGAGTCCATCATACTGAGATGCTGATGTAGTAGATCCATATAAAGATGTAGTTTCAAACAAAGCAATATCTTTTTCAAATACTTTAGACACTTGCTCTCTTGCGTAATGAGATACACACATCAATGCTAAAAGTTTACCACCAAGATAATTATATCCAAATGGCTGAGATGGAACAATAGCAAATCCCATGACAGCATGTCTATTAAATCTAGAAAGATCAGGTGCTTTACCTAACCAAATATTTCTAGGTTTAGAATTTATAGTAGGAGATCCAAAGCGGATAAATCCCATAATCTTTTTAGTATTTGTTTCATATACCATCCATCTCAATTCTCTGCCGGGAATATTATGTTCGATAACATGTGAAGAAGTTGCTGTCAAGTATTTCAAATAATACTCTTGAGGAAGACCATTAGTAAAACGATCTCCAACAAACTTAACTTCAAAGTTCATATCTTGTGGATGTATGTCTTCATTAAAGAATGCATCCTTATCAGAAATACCGGGAATAGTTGCCATACTCGATACTGCTTCACTTTTTGCATAACGCAAATAATCTTCAATAGAACTGAAGTTCTTGAAGTAATCTATAAACTTATCAGCAGCCCACTCTGCTTTACTTTCATCAACTACATTAATCGTCATTGTATTATAGGCATCCTATTATCCTGACTTCTTGGAGGTTGCTGCATTAACCTTTTCTGTATCATAATGCTGATAGTCTTGTCGAACCATGCATCTAATGATTTAGACATCTGCCGATACCCTGCACCAACATAGATTTGTCCTGACATTACAGCGATAGTACAAGCACCCCAGAAGATGTAATACATATTTGATTTAATCTGATGTTTAATTTTTTGAATTGGTTTCTTGCTCGTTTTCATAGTTTTTACTAGG